TTGTGGTATAGATACAGCAATAGCAGTAGCTTCAGTAATGTTAAAATCATCATCACGTTTTTTTGATATTGCGTAACCGTGCCACTTACCATCTTTGAAAAGATAAGAGTATTCATTACCACAATCAAGTTCAGTAAACTCTTTAAAGTTATCTGAAGTTGTGATGTTTAAATCTTCTCCTCGCTGTGTGTAATACTGTATGCCATAGGCAGGTACTTTCATTTGACCGCCATTATCTAGCCATCTTGATTTAGTCCAACAGCTAGACATATCACCGCCAGAAATAAGATCGTTGGCTTTGTCTTCTGTGTTGTACTTATCTTGAAGTACTACACCAAGCCAATCAGGGTAGCCATCAAAGTGATGGTAAACTGATTTGATTGTTTGATCGTCTTGTACGACACCGATTAAAGCACGTGTTGACATTCTTTTAAGCTCCTTTTTTTAATGTGGTTAGCAGTTATGAAAACATAACTATATTTAGTATAGTCTAAGAATTAAAAAATGCCAACCCCTAAGTTTAAGTAGAGGTTGGCACTTGGTTGGTTAGTTAGTCCACTGGTATGAACTCAGGGAACTCTTCGCAAAGTCTTTTGTATATGGTTTTGTAATCCATATCAAATTCTTTAATCATATCTAACCTATGTTTTTTAAGGCTTTCTTTTCTAGCCCTAGTTTGCTTGACTTGTCTTTGTAACTCTTTGATCTCAGCTTGTAATCTTTTTATATGTGGGTCACAAGCTTGAATAGAACTGTCTGTGGCTTCAAGTCTATAGAAGTAGCCTTGTCTCCAATAGCCAGTGCGATCATAGTTGTCATCTTCTAAGGCTCTATCAAGATCAGCCTGTCGACAATTTAAATCGTCACTCCATAGGTCGGATTCTTCTCCGCCTAGTTCATACATTCTTGAATGAAATTTATTAAGAATTTCAAAAGACTTTTCAGCCCATCTAAAATAATGTCCAGCTTTCATTGTTGTTAGCTCCTATAAAGTGTAAAAGTTAAGGGTGTAAGGATACCTAGAAGATGAAACAAGCACCTTCTAGGCGATTCTGAGAGGACTAAACCACTACTTGATAGCGATTTAGTAACGGTATTCTGTTACCGTCTTGATCGGTCATAAGTCCAGCGTCATCATTCCAGTTCCAAGACTCAGTATTAGAAACATCAAAAACCAAGGCGGTCAATATAGTTTCTTTTGGAAACTTATATATTTTTCCCCAAGTTTTCTTTGCTTCTTTGCAAGCTCTGGTAGAAATAATAATCTCCGCTTCTTCGCCACTGGCATATGAAACACCGTGGCCAGCGTGTACTATTGCACACACATTTTTCTTTTTGTTAACCATAATTAGTTAGCTCCTATAAGGTTTAAAAGTGAAAGGTTTTGAGCCTTTCAAGGTAGGCTTATCAGCCCACCTAGAAAGATTCTAAAATCCTAAGTTGTGCTTCTTGTTTAGCTCGGCACAATCGACTCTGCAATACTTGTTGTAATCTTCCAAGTTATCCATAATCATATCAGCCGCATTTGTAATCATACGGCAATAGATTTGCCAGTTCTTTCTGTCTTGTTGGCTTGGCAATTCGTAATCTTCACCAATAAGAAAATATAAATCTCTTACTGCATGATGTATTTCAAAACTTGAATATTCTTCTTTATCGTAGAATCTTCCTTCAAATTCCATTTGAGCAATAAAAGGAACTGCATCAAATAAATTCATAGGTTTTCTGTCTGGGTTGCACTGGTTTTTGTACATGATTTTTTTTGTGGTTAATTGGTTTACATTTGAAAGGTTTATGAGCCTTTCAGAGAGGGCTGAACAGCCCTCTAAGAAAGAATCTAAAGTAAAGTTATTCTTCACCTATTACAAGATCAGCCGCCTTAACAGAATTAGAAAATACTTTCATTAATTCCTGAGCTGGACTCTTAGCATTTCTAATATGTTTAGCCCAACTTGAAATATAAGCGGCATGATTTTGAGTATTGCAAGAAATTTGTAAACGGTTGCAAATTAGCACTGCCGCAAATTCTACACAGATCTCTTCGGTTGGTCTGTACTTTGAATACTCATTTAACCACTTACGATTTAGGCGGTCTTTGTGTCCACTTGCATGACTAAGTTCGTGAGACAGTGTACTTAAATATGCTTGGTCATCAACAAAAGTTGATCTTTCAGGCATTTTTACAAAGTCTTGTGAACTGTTGTAATAAGGCTGATCGCCGCCGTGCTTTAATCCGTTTTTCAAATCTTTAGTAAAGATCATTAAACGGTCATGTGCGGCCTTTACTCTTTCGTCTAACGGTCTAACATTCTTTTCACAATCTGACTTAAAACTAGAAATTATATTATCCAGTTTTGTTTGTGCTTTTTCGTCAAGTCCGACTAGATCAGAAATATTAAATACACTTGTTCCTTTAAAGGTTAACTTCATGTAAAACTCTTGATTTCCGTCTTTGTCCAATTTGGGTGAACCGTCTTCATTCTTTAGATCAATTTTTATTGGATTTGGTCTTAAGATTTTAGCCGCTTTACTTCCCTTTCTTGGTACACAATTTAAGTCTTTTTTCGCTTGGGCAAATCCTATCCATAAAGGCAAGTGATGACCCCTAAGAGCCATATACATTTCTAGGATAATTGGATTAGCTCCTGAGTATTTGTGATTAGTTAAGAAGTTAGTATGGCCAGCTTGCTCTGTTGCTGTCCATTCTTTTCTCCAAGTTTTGTCAAGATTGCCAGAATCTAAAAGACTCATAAAATCTTCTAAAATCTGTTCTTCAATTTTGATGTTCTTCTTAGTGAAAGTCATTGTGTTAGCTCCATTTGGTTAATAGTTCGTTGATCGAACTAATAGTAATATATATATTAATATTTTTATTGTCAAGAAATTAATCAAAAGATTCTTTCTTTTTCCCTTAGTGATTCCCTCTTATCCCTTGGTATGACTACCACCTACCGATAACATAAAGAAATGTAAACAATCAATATAGACGTTTTTAGTCGTTTTGAGTCTCAAGAATATAATATATATTCTGAAATCCCAGTTATATCAATGGTTTTGGCCTGATTGATTCCATATTTTTTTTATTTTTCCGTAGGATATGGGGATTTTTCGCCGACTATTATACGTATTACCCCTTCAAATTTTTGCGATAAATTTTTTTTAGGTAGAATACCCTCTAGCAATCTGCCAAAGCTAGACACCATACGGAAACTTTGAAGGATTCTTAAAGGGTACCCTTAGTGTGTGGAGAAGTGCTTTCTCCTATAGTGTCCATTAATAGAAATCTTTAATAAAACCTTGGTCAGATACGTTACTATTTCTAATTTGTTGAGGAGTCATACCCATAGCAGTTTGAGTAATAGTGTTATTCATTAGAGAACCCCAGTTATCTGTATGAATAGAAAGTAATTCTTCTTTTCTTTTAGAGATATTAAGGTCTTCTGTCTGAGCCATATACTGTGTCCAATAACCAACAGCACCAGCGAGGGAGTCAACGAGGTCATCATGTACAAGGGAACCTCTATGACGAGAGATTCTAGATAGTTGATAGACCAGTTGAAGCTTTAATCTACGTTCTGGAGTCTCTTGTGGATTAGAACGGAAGTCATTTTCTATTACTTTCTGGTCAATTATTAGACGGTGAGAGTTCATTACAGGTTCTAACGTATCAATTATTCTCAGTTCTTTGGTCTTATTATTTCTAACGTCTTCTAATTCGCAGGGGTGAAACCTCATAAGAAACGGTTTAAGAAGTTGAGAGAACATACCACCGCCAAAGTTTTGTTCAACAAGTATTTTATTAATTTTATTAGTCTTAGCTACCTTTGCTATCTTCTCAAGAACCCTATCTGAGTAGCCGCCAGAGAGTCCTAAACATTCAGTGACGTATAAATTACCGTTCAACATCTTTACGCAGGTTATAGCGGTTGCATCTTTACCAGTTCCAGATGGGTCTACGAACATTACGGAGCCTGTATATTCTATAAAGTCTCCAAACTGCTGTGCAGGTCGATAAAATCTATCGCCATTAAAACCAACGCACTGTAAATCTGTAATGACATACTCAGGAGAGTTAGACCATATAACTTTTTCGGGAGCATATTCTTTATTAACTGGCATTATTACGAGATCATTTATCTTTAATGGGTATCTATCTTGGTCAGATAGAGTTGTATCTAGTTGAAACTGTAGATTAAACCCAGAACGACCATAGGAAGCTTCACGTTCCATCAAATCTTCTGCTGAGAATCTTTGTGGGTCTACAGGGTCTTTAGGCTTTACAAGGCCATCTATGAGTTGTTGTTGAATCTTAGGAGCAAGTCTGTCTCCATAGTTGTTTTTTAGTTCTGGGTAACGTGCTGTCCATATCCTTGTTTCATATCCTCTTTCTTCTAGTGTTAGGTACACAGAGTTTTCTACTTGTGGTGTACCAAGAAAGGTGATCTTTCCATTTGGTTTTAAGATCGCTTCAAATTCTTTTACAGCTTCACTGAGTTTATCTCTCATAGGCTGTGTATAGGAATTATTAGGAACCTCTACGTCATCTGCTATGACTTCATCAGCTCTAGCTCCTGACATCTGCCCTAGAACCCCTCTAGAAGAACATGAAGGAGCATGATCGGCCTGTGCAGGTTTTACATCAAAGCTGACTTTACTGTTTCTCTGATCGTCACGAGGTATCAATCCAGCAAGGATTGGCATTTCGTTTATAAGACGCATAGTAAAGGTAGTAAAATTATCAGCTCGGTCTTTACTGGCAGATACAACTAGGAACTTTAGCTGTGGATTCATACGAAGTTTCCACACTACATAGGTAGATGTAATCCAACTTTTACCTACACCACGAAATCCCTGTATAATTTTACGTCTTGCACCATATTGTAGATATTCAGCTATGTCTAACTGAACAGGTGTAGGGTCTGGTAGGTTTAGATGTCTCCAAGTAACGATTAAGAAATATCTAAAGTCTTGTAGTTTCTTTGGTAAGGGTTCCAATTATAATTCAGCCAAAGGCACAGCATCTAAGTCTGGTAAATTGTTCATTAGTTCAGCCATTGGATTATCTGCTACAGGAATACACTCGACTCCATTATCTTTTAAAAATTGTCTTGCTACATTAAGATCACCTGCCTTTGCATCACCACTTTTGATCTTGTCTAATAATTCTTTGGCTAAACATAAATGCAAAGTCTCTAAAACTTTTAAACTTTTTTCCATGATTAGCTTTGTTTTTTAATAATATAATCACTTCTGATCTGTCTTGCCAGATAGAAGATACTTTATTTTACCAAAGAATCCTAGTTTTCTAACTTTTTTGTATAGTCTCATACCTTTTTCATAACGATATAGTTTAGTTTCTATATCTGATATACGCATTATTGCTGAAGTTAAAAGTAAATCTTGTAGCTTGGTGTATTTAACTAAGTCTAAACAGTATGCTCTTACAGCTTCATCAGGCATTTGCTCTGTCTCACGTTGTTTAACTTCAATCTCAAACTCTATTTCTGGCGGAGGATTACCAACAAGGATTTTAAAAAACTCTTTGTGGTTCATATCAGTTCATTTTGGGAAACAACTGTTGCTCCAACATATCTACAGCACGATCATCAAGCGTGTTGGTAGTTTGTTTGCATATAGCTCTAAGCAAATCGACTACTAATCTCTTTACAGCAGTAGTAGTAAAGAATTTTAGTAGTATTGGTTTTAAGATTTTCAGCATAATAATCTTGTGTTACTTTCCAAACATAGCTAACTTGGTAGTATTAAACA